AATCTGTATCATTTACATTGGGTGAATAAACTATGAAATTTTCCAAGATTAATCCTGGTGCCGATGCAAAAGCATATGGCATGGAACCTTCTTGGACCAATCAAGCCGAGATGACTAATCTTAGAAGCGAAGAAATTCGTGCATTGAATTGGTATAATTATTTTTGTGACAACAAGCAAGCAAAAACGTTTGTTATCGAATACATGGATAGCATTGATAGACCGAAGGAAGAAATTGCTCTAGTCGCATCAAGTGACGCATCTATTCCAGTGCAACTTGGTTGGGTAGCACGTATGATGTGTATGGGCTACGAACCTTCCGAATCATTCAAGAAATTCTTTGTCAAAGAGTTTAAGAATGTTCTTGAAACTGCAAAGAAAACAAAAGCAAAAGCCAAAACCGCACAGCACATTGCAGTAATAACTGTTAACATTCAAGATCGTATACGTGAGAAGGCACTTGAAGAAGTTGGCGAAATTGAGGGGCTTGTGGATGACTTCATTGCTGGTGGATGCAAATCTGCACCAGACATGCAATCATATCTGAAAAGCAAAGACTTATCTTCCGTTGTGCAAAAGCGTATGTGTGAAGTGTTCATTAAACGTTCTAAAGAGTTTGAAGATGCGATGAATACAACCGATGCTGATATCAAAGAAGGTTATTCTAATTTCAGCAAAGTACAATTGCGTAAGATTAAAGAATTTTATGATGCGATTGTTGCAGAAACAAATCGTGGCGCAGAAAAGAAACCTACCCGTAAAGCACGTAAAGTAAAAGAGAAACCAGCAAGTGTAGTTGCCGCCAAAGTGCAATACATGAAAGATTTTGCTGAGTTGAATTTGAAGAGTGTTCTACCCGAAAAGATTATTGGTGCGAATCAAGTGTGGTTGTATAATACCAAAACTAAATTGCTTGGCATGTACAATGCAGATAACGCAAAAGGTTTGACGATCAAAGGTACGACAATTCAAAACTTTAATGTTGAAACGTCCATTGGCAAACGTTTGCGTAAGCCTGAAGTGACTGTTAAGCAAGTACTTGATGGTGGCAAGATTGTGTTGAAAAAACTCCTAGATGGTTTGTCTACCAAACCTAGCGAGTTGACAGGACGTATTAATTCTGATACAATCATTGTTAGAGTATTAAATTAAAGGAATACATTATGGCAATCGTTACTACAAGTGAAGTGCATGATCGTGTTAAGCATGTTGAGGCACTTAAAGATGAAATTGAAATCTTAAAAAGCCGAATAGAAGACCATGATACTGGACACATTCATACCGCAATCTCGGTACTTGAATCCCGAGTTAAAGAACTATCTGCTTGGATTGTTCAGAACTATTGAGAATATAAAATGATTTTGATTGACTTGAATCAGGTAATGATTTCCAATCTGATGATGCAGATTGGTTCTAATGCATCAACACCGTTAGATGAAAATCTAATTCGTCACATGGTGCTTAACAGCATTCGAATGTACAATACTAAATTCAAAGAACAGTATGGTGATATTGTTATCTGTAGCGATGACAAGAAGTATTGGCGCAGAGACTTCTTTCCTTACTACAAAGCAGGACGTAAGAAAGACAGAGAAGCATCTCCGTTTGATTGGAATCTAATTTTTGAAACGCTAAACAGAGTGCGTGATGAAATCAAGGAACACTTACCATATAAAGTTATCCAAGTTGATAAAACAGAAGCCGATGACATTATCGGCACACTCTGCCACAAGTTCGGAACACAACTTAAAAATGATGCGACTGAAAAAATTCTTATTCTCTCTAGTGATAAAGACTTTATGCAATTGCAAAAGTTTGTCAATGTGGAACAATACAGCCCGATGGGCAAGAAATTCCTACGCACAAATAGCGCAGACAAATTCCTAAAAGAACACATTCTTAAGGGTGATCGAAGTGATGGCATTCCTAACTTCTTGTCTTCCGATGATACGTTTGTCGCAGAAAGCCGCCAGAAACCTGTAACTGAAAAAAAACTAAATAGTTGGCTAGAACAAGAACCTGAGACTTTTTGTGATGAAATTATGCTGAGAAACTATAAACGTAATGAAATGCTTATTGATCTCTCTAAAATTCCACAAGAAATTCAGGACAAAATTCTAGAACATTATGACTCCGCTAATGAAAATAGCAGGGACAAGATTTTTAATTACTTTATCAAGTATCGTTTGAAGATGCTGATGGAACACATACAGGAATTTTAACATGGCTATTAATGTTGATAAAATGACTTTGCCCGAAATACTTAAACACGTATCCGATTTATCGGCAGGTAAAAGAGTTGATGCGCTGAAACAAATTGGGAATCTACGAAAAGACGTAAAAGTTCTTTTGTGGTACGTTTATCGCAATGATGTAAAATTTGATTTGCCCGAAGGTGCACCTCCATACAAACCTATGGAAACACCTGACAATTGGGGACACAATAGATTGCCGAAAGAAATGCGTAAGTTTGAATATTTGCTTGCGACATATAACGTCAATACAATTAAACGTGAAAAAATCTTCATTGAAATTTTAGAATCAGTTTCGCCAGAAGAGGCAAAACTCATTCTTCAAATCAAAGACAAGAAATTGTCCTACAAAGGCTTCTCACGCAAACTTGTTGAAGAAGCATTGCCAGAAGTTTTTCTAGGGGAAAAATAAATTCCATGACAAGCAAAAAGTATAACACGTTTCGAGAATTTTATGAGGACGATGATCGTCCAAAAAAGAAATCTAAAAACGTGAGCGAATCACAAAAGCAAAAAGATAAATTCCGTAAGCAAATTCGATTCATTGATCCTAAAAATATTAAAGAGGATGAGTGGGATGAATTTGAAGACTTTGATGATGTAAAATAGCGTTCTAAACCGCCCTCTAGGACGGCTCAAGCCGTCTAATGTACTGACACCCCTCCTTAGCCCTAGAAACCGCCTAAAACCGGTTCTAGGGCGTTGTTTTTTCCCCACAAATATGTTGTATTTGTGCAACACATCAAAAAACCCTTGACTTACCCTCCGAAGCGAGTATACTTGTATCTGTTGAGTGAGAAAACTAAAGGAAACAAAATGATTGACGGTTTTAACGAATATCTGGAATGCATCAAGGCTGACTACATTAAGTGGCAAGGTGCAACACCTACTGAAACCCAAAAGGCAATGGCGCAAGATTTTTGCGATAGCCTGTCATTTGAAGTTGGTCGCAGTTACATCAAAGTAATTACTGGTCGCAAAGGTAGCGGTCGTTCCGTGCATTCGTTTGTTTGTCTCCGTGACATGGGCAAATTCACTAAAGGCGACATTTTGAAAGCCGCTGGATGGGCAAGTCCCGCTAAGAATTTTGCCCGTGGAAACACGATGGCACGGACTTTTCAGAATGTTCGTTGGATGGGAGCAATGTGAATACCAAAGTATTCAGTTGCATAAAAACAACAGAATTGAAAATAGTTGTTGACATATGTACCCATTGTGGTATACTAGAGTCTAGAGATTGAGAAAAGAAAAGGAAATTTGAAATGCGTACTAAAACCTACATCCAAGGCTTCAAAAATTCACAGAAAATTCGTGTGATGTTTGACGGAATTGGTGTCTACACCACCGTTGCTGGTGTGTCTAGTGTGTTTGCTACATACACTCATTCACAAGCGGCCAATGATGCTCTGTTGCGTTTGTCTTACATGCGTTACATGGCACAAAAAGATGGTGCGTTGGTTCCCACTGGTGTTGGTATGACAAGTTACAATACCTCGCAAGTTGGTACGCAAGTTCAAGTTGATTTGATTTAAGGAAATAAAATGACTACATTATCACATGATATCTCTTACGGAATGTTTAGCGAAGTTGGTAACTTAGCCGTTCATGGTGTTGTTGTTGCCGCAGTAACAATGAACCTGACATGGCCAGAAACTTACAAGTGTCTCAACATGTTAGCCAAAAATGATTACAGCAAATTTGGTGAAGCAATGGACACAGATGTTCGGGAATGTGTCTACAATACTTGTGGTTTTACTTCTGACTTTTATGGTGCTTAATATGATTACATACAAATTTTATGTTGGTAAAGATGTTTATGAATTCACCGCAGAGTCTAAACTGAATGCGATGGAAATGTGCAATCGTCAAGTGATTGATAAATTAGATTTGCATCCTATGGCTTGGTTTGATGCTGGCCAGAATGCATTTTCGTGTCAGTCTGGCAACTTTTTTGATTAAGGAAATAAAATGAAAATCGAAACAGCAATTGGTATTCTGAATAAAGAACGTGAATTTTTAGGCTTGGGTTTCTTGGAGTTGTTGCAAGATATCCAACGTGAAGGTAAGATGGTTTACTCTGAAAAGACTATGGAAGCATTCGAGCGGTTCATGGTTGACGGCCGCAAGATGTTTGCAACTGTTGCAGAATAACAACACTATCAAAAATAGTTGTTGACTTACCCTCCGAACCGTGTATAATTAATTCTGTTGAGTTGATAAAGGACATTGAAATGAGAACAGCAAACGAACAAACCCTCTGGGAAATCCAAGCATACGGTGCTAAGAAATCCGAAATTCTTGAGTCCGTTACGGATTCAATCAGTTTCAAATTTTCTGGTCCTGGTATGGTGATTGCAAGTTACCTTTCTGATGCACAGGAAGTGATGCAGTCGGGTAGTGAACGTGCGTTGAATGATGCAAGGCAGTATATCAATATTGCCAAAATGTTGATGATGGAATTTGAATTAGGTTTTAAGGAGAGATAATATGACTAATTTTATTAATGTTGCAGATATGATTGCCGCTTTGTCCGCTTTGCCAGCCGATGCTCGGTTGGTTGTGACACAGACTGGTTATTATTGTTATGACGATTTTGCGGATTGTTTTTTGCCACGGCCTGCTGGCGATGACAACGATGGTGCTCCATTGTTCGCAATAGGTCATTCACACCAAAGTTATTAAAGGACTAAATATATGATGATAGTTATCCGCACTCAGTACCACGAAAATTATGGCGCACATGATTGGGATGGTGTGGGTGAGTGTCCTCAGTATTGGAAAGCAAAAGGCGGTTCCGAGTATAAGATACTTGACGTTCCGCTTAACATAGACTATAATGAGTTTGTGAAGTTCACCTTGACTGGCATTGAAACAGATACAGATTATTCCAGCGAGTACATGACTGATTGGTCTATGGAAAGTGATGATTACCTTTCATGGTTTGAGAGGTCTCAGTTACAGTTTGATGGTGCTATCACTAGCAAAGAACCCACAATGACGTATCAGGAAGTTTTGGATAAACAAAAGGAACTAGCATGAGTA